TAATCTTATCTATTACTGATTCTTTAGGCGTATTATTTTGCTTATCTACTTCTTCTTGTGCGCCTTCGATTTGACTATTAGCATTTTCTAATGCTTGTTCTGATTTTTCGTAGTATGACTGATATGCGGCAATGATTGCTTTTTGCTGTTGTAAGAGTTTCATTATATCACTTATATTCATTGCTAGTATTTCGTAGCCATCATCAGTCAAGCCAATTAACACAGGATCTTTTTTATCTTTTTTTAGTCTTTCCCAAACTTCTTGAGCATTTTCTTCGTTAATAACTACCCATTCTAAGTCTTTTAATCGTAATTCATCTGCTGGTGGTAAAACTAATTTAGGTTTTTCAATTGGCTTTGCACTTATTTCAATTTGTCTTGGTGTGCTTGAACAACCTGCTAATAATGTTAATCCTAAAATTGCTACTATTAATATTCTCATAAGTTTTTCCTTTTCCAAGCATCGGATTGTATGTTAGGATCAAAGTTTGGATTTGCTGTGCGCCAACATTCATTGTTTATTTCACTTGGTTTTGTTGCACTCAGTTCTTTTTCAGTTAATGCACTACCGCTGAATATTTCTAAACAACGCTGTGCATTTTTAGTTGCATTGTTTAAAACCTTTTCAGTTAAACTAGGCTTAGCAACTCCACTTGCACCAATATCGTGTCTAGAAAGTCTATTTTCTAATGAACGATTTCTGTTGTTAATCTCAGTCCACTCTGCTTGTAGTATTGCGTTTTGTTTTTGCATGGATTCGAAAGCCGCAGTTTGAGCCTTTAAGGCTTGTTCATTAGTTTCAACTGCTGATTCTAGTTTGGCATTATTTTGTGTAAGTATTTTTATTTTTTCTTGCGTGTCATTGTAGTACCAATAGGCACCTCCACCCATTGCACACATTAAAACAAACATTACCAATGCTAATTTAGCACCCATACCGCCTACCCTAGTAACTTTCCCAATGTTTTAGGACCAACAATTCCGTCCGCAACTAAACCATTTGAACTCTGCCATTCTTTTACAATTCTAGCAGTGCCTGGACCAAATATACCATCAGCAGGAGAAATGTCAAGTTTTTCTTGTACTTCTGCTACTAACGGACCACGTGATCCTTGTTTAATTGTTTGATTGTAGTCTGTTTCTGGTTCTTCAAAATCTCCACCTAGTACATCCATTGCATGTAAGTAGTGTTTCTTACGATCATCTAAACCAATAGTTCCACCATTGATACGTTTTGTTGCACCTAAAATATCCATTGCATCACAGTACTTGTTAAGTCCGTTTGTATCCCAGAACCAACATGCAGAGTCTAACGCACCCTTCTTAGTGCGTACATATTCTACTGCTTCTTCTGCTGACATGTCCATTTCTTTTGCGAATTTTGTGTAGTTGTATCTACCGGTAAGTTGAAGAATGCCGCCACCACGGAATGTCCACCCGTCACCGGAATCTGTATCACCGTTGTCCATTCTGTTTGCGTAAATAACGTTAGCAATTTTTTCAGGTTGTCTATGATATTCATTAGCGTCCCTTCCTGCTCTTCTAAAATATTTTGGAAATATAGTATTCAGTGCTTTGGCGCTATAATTTAAGTTTTCACTTAACACTCTAAAGCCGCCGGATTCGTGTCCACACTGAGCGATAAACATTGCTACACGTTCTGCTGTATTAACTTCCCATAACGGAAGTATTTCTAGCATTGCATTATACCAATCTCGCCAGTCATCTCTATGGATTAACTCTTCAGCCATCCATGGTTCAAAATTAAATTTAAAATGTTCTTTAGCCATTTTCTGTTTCCTTTGTTTGACACTTGTCACAAATGCAGTGTTTACACACTTCTACAGAGTATTCCCTACCATCGTAATCTTTGTCCTGACGATAGAAAGGTGTTCCACAATGTGAACTGTGACCGCAATTTTTGCAATAGTACATATAGATATTTAGTAAAGGCGCTTTAAAACTAACGCAGAATCGGCGTTCTCAAACATTAATTTATCACCATATTTTGTGATATTATAATCACCCACATATTTGCATAGATATATAACTTCTGCAAAATCGTTTACGTTTATTTTTTCGTCAAGTCTATCTAAAACTTCTTCTTTTTTACCAAAGTCTTTGAATTCAAATACAAGTGGATCTGCATATGCTTTTTTAATACGTAATTTATCATCATGCATATCCAGTTCTTCTAAATAACTGTTGTTGAAAAAGTTTTTGTAATTTTCTAAATTACTTTCGTTAACTTTTTGTTCATATGCTCTAGCATCCTGCGGAATAATACTATCTAATACTGCTTTTTCTACAGGCTTGCTTCTAAAATTTTTGTAATAACGAAACTTGAATTTATCTAAATTTGCAAGTTTACCAATACCGTCCACAACTTCTAATATATTATCTGAAATATGTCTGTCACGTTCTAATTCAACAAACACTTTATATGTTCCATCACTTTGTTCACCTGCTGTAGCATCAGCATCTAATACAAAAGGATATCCTTTTTCTATAAAGTTCATTAAATCATCTGCGGCATGTTTTTCTCTAACACTGAAACTTAAAGTAACAATATCAGCATCACTGCCCATTTTACTTTTAAAACTATCAATTTCAAAAATGTGATCAACGTTGTCTTTTAGATCACCTAAACGTAATCCCATTATACTGCTTCCTCTGGTGCTGGAGCCGCTGTTGCCGCTTCATCTGCTGGTTGCATTTCTTGCCCTGCTTGAGCACCTGCATCTACTGCTGGCTCTGTATTAAAGTTTTGCATTTCTTGTTGTCCACTATACATGTCAACAATTAATTTTTTTGGCATTTGGACTTTAACAACCCAAATAGGTTTACGGTCCAATTTGCCCTTTTTTGTTCCCGGACGAATATCATCTGGTTTGCGTATTTTTCTTGGTACTGTAATAGAGTCTTTTTTGTAAAATACTTTACAGTCATAGTCAAGGAGTCTTTTGCCTCCCATAGGATCAGGCATTCTATCCCGTGGCCACATAAATGCACAAGTTACCCAGTGTCTTTCTATTTCAGGCCCTGCTAGTAATTCACCATCTTCCCAATTATCATAAACGTATATGTCTAATTCGTCTAATACACGTTCAAAATCCTTAAGAACTGCAAAGGCAGTATTACTTTCGTATATGCCTTCAACGTTTTTAACTAAGTCGTATACATCTTCCATTTACAAGTCTTCCATTCTTACTATGTTATTTATCGTATTAAAATAGTTAAGTTATCTTATTGATCACGCATTTTTAAGGTAAATACTTTTGTAGGGCAGTGCGTTCTACCGCAGACCCTACTCCATATCCAATAGGAGGACTTAATGGGAGCAAAAAGAAAAGCCGCAAGGCAAAAAACTTTCACCCACAGTAACGTGGTTGAACTTAATTCTTTTACAAAGAAAAAACAATCCGTAACAATACTACCCCGCAATAGAAACCAAGAACAATACGTGCTTAAACTGTTAGAGCCATCGAAAGACATAGTCTTTGGCATCGGCCCGGCAGGAACAGGTAAAACTCTGTTGGCAGTACAGGTAGCGGTTAAGTTATTCAAAGAAGGTAGAGTTGACAAGATAATTGTTACCAGACCAGCAGTGTCTGTTGATGAAGATCTTGGTCATTTACCAGGTACGCTAGAACAAAAAATGGCGCCATGGACTAGACCTATTTTTGATGTGTTACGTGAATATTTTAATGCTCGCGAAATAGAAGGCATGATAGAAGAAGGTATTATTGAAATAGCACCTTTGGCTTATATGCGTGGCAGAACCTTTAAACATAGTTTTATACTTGCAGATGAAATGCAAAACGCAACACCAAACCAGATGAAGATGTTATTAACACGTTTAGGACAAGGCTCAATGATGGCAGTAACAGGCGATCTACATCAGGCTGATCGTATACGTGATAACGGATTAATTAATTTTACACAATTACTACGAAACAGCGATACGTCACACCTGGACATAGTCCAATTTGCAAAGGGAGATATAGAAAGACATGACGCAGTCAAAGAAGTTCTCGAGGTATATGGGGACGGATAAAGATTAAAACGAAGGGGGCTCTAAGCCCCTTTCAAACTTTCAACTAACGGAAACACTTCAGAAATAACTTTAGCACAGGCGTGTGCAACTTCCATATGTTCTTTCTGTGTGCCATTTGCACTACGTAATTCAATGTAGTGTACCCAACTACGTATTGTACCGTTCATATATAATCTAGTTTTGGTAAGGCCTTCTGGTAATACTTTACGTGCTACCTCTTTAGCAATACCATTGTTAATTGCCCAATCATATGCTTTACCGGCAGTATAGATTACATCTTGTTGTTTTTCTTCCCAACCAACAATAAGTTCAGCCATGCCTGGTTCAGACATATCAATTTCGATAGAGTTTTGTCTATTTTTATTGTCTTGCAAACGTGCTTCGCTTGTAATAAAGTATTCTCCCATTTCGCCTGGTTCTGCATATCTTTGACTAAATTCTTGGAATGCAAAACTTCTATGTCTAACAATCTGATGTGCAATGTCACGAGTAGTTTCAATTTCAATTACTGCATTTACCATTTCTAAAGGAGACCAATGTGCATGTTTTATTAAGTACTTGATTAAACGTTCACTTGTTTCTGTGTTAATTTGAGCGGCAGGGTTTGATACCTTTGCACAAAACGCAATTAGTTCTTGTAAATCTGTTAAACCTTCTGATTCAAACTCTGGTGTTGCTTTGCTATAACTTACTAGTCTAGCGGCCATGGTGCTTCTCCTTTTAATTCCTGTATACGTCTACGTAAAAAGCCTATTGTTGTATGTATATGTCCTGTATCGTGTGGTTGCAATAATGTTTTATAGTATTCAACTTCTTCTTCAAGAACACTTATACGTACAATATCATTTAGTAATTTTTTATTCTTAGTCGCCATTTCCTGGTTTCTCCGAAAAATGGTTTTCATATTTGTCTTTTACTCCATTCATTTTTTCTGCCTCTTCTGCTGAAGGTTTGTCATCATGTATTGCTGTGACTACAGGCCAATCCATTTCTTGTGAATATTTTGTATTAATATTCATCCATTTAGCAAGTTCACTGCCTGCAAGTGCATTATCAGAAACAATAGCATCGGCTGGACATTCAGGTTCACATACTCCGCAGTCTATACACTCGTCTGGATTTATAACAAGCATATTTTCGCCTTCATAAAAGCAGTCAACAGGGCATACCTCAACGCAATCCATATGTTTGCATTTGATGCAGTTGTCAACTACTAGGTATGTCATATCATTTTGGAGCCTCAAACAGCCAAGTTGTAATTATATATTTATTAATCACTCCAATAGGAGGATTACCCCTATGTGTATGTGTCCAATCTGCAGGAAAAATTAACAGTCTACCTTCTTTTGGTTCCATACGTTTATTTTGATATAAAAATTCTGTTTCGCCTGCGTTAGGAATATCATTTAAATATAATTGGCAAACTAATTTACGCTTTGCTCCTTCTGCTAAGCCTTCATAATGCCAACTATGAAATCCACCGCCTGGTTTTATTCTTTTCATTTTCAGTTCTTCACCGGCTAATTGTATTAGTCCAAGAATGCTAAACTTCTTTGTATATAACGGAATAACTTTTTCCCATAATATTTTAAAGAAATATTCAGCATAATATTTGTTTACATGTTGTATATTTTGAGGATCAAGAAATAAAAGCGAATCTTGATCTACACTATGACGCATTTCGTTTGATTCTTGTACTAATGGTAAGTCTTTACTTGCCTCAAAAAATTTAATTAATTCTTTAATATATCCTTTATCAAAAGCATTATCATAGATACCTATGAATCCATCATATTCTTCTTTAATTTCCATTACAATCTCGCTAGTCGAATAAGTGTTGCTGATAAATTAATCTCTGGATCACTTACAAGTGTGTGATCTACTAACCCTTGTTTAATTGTTAATACTGCTTGATCTTGTTTTTCTTCATCTCCAAATAATTCAATGTTGTCATAAAGCCAACGATATACATCTTCCATTTCTTCCGGACGTATTGTACCACATAGCATTTTACGTGCTTCTGTAATTTTTCCTGCTTTAAATAATTCAACCATATCAAGTTTCCAATCGCTTTCGCCAGTGTCACCTTCATTAGGTTTATTAAGCACTCCATCTTGTGAATTCATTTGTACTGTATTAATACATTTACGCAAGTCTGGATATGTTGCTTTTACATATGTGTCAAGTGTATCTAAGTCTGGAGTAACACCTTCTGTGATAAGAATCTCTGCGACTCTTGCAGTAAACTCTGTTTGATCTATTTTAGCAATATGAAAACCTTGACAACGACTGTGTAGTGCTGGAATAATTCTGTTCGGATAGTTACAAGTAAGAATAAAACGTGCAGTAGTATGATACTCTTCCATTACACCACGCAATGCCGCTTGTGCGTTTGGCGATAGATAATCAGCCTCATCAAGTAATACAACTTTAAAATCTCCAAAAGGTATCATTTGTACAAAGTTAACAATCTTATCTCTAACATCATCAACACTATTTGTACGACTAGCATTAATCTCTAATATATCTAAATCATTTATTTCGAGTTCGTTAAATAAAAGTTTTGCAAGTGTTGTTTTACCAATACCAGCATTTCCGCTAAACAATAAATGCGGAATAGTTTTATCTTTAATCCAAGTTTTTACTTGATTACGTTGTGCCTCATCTCTAAACACATAACCGTCAACAGTTTTTGGTCGATATTTCTCTACCCATAGTTCCTTCATTTCTTTTTATTCTCCATACCCATGCCTACTAAAATCAAGAAGATATACAATATGGGCCATGCCCATCCTGTTAAGTAATTTGTAATATGAAGGATCATAAGTGCAATGCCTGCCGCACCGGCTGTGCCGATTCCAGTATTCTTTTGTTCAGGTAATTTCATGTTATACTCCTATATTGTGTTATTATATAAGAAAACTGCAAAGAAGTCAAGAAGTTTTTGCAATATTTTGGAGGATTTCTTTAAGAAGTTCCTTTATTTCTTTTATTTCTTTTTCTATATCGAATTTTTGATCTTTGTTACTTGGAGTATGTACTTTTGCTATCTTAACACCTTGTTCTTCAACTTTGCTTAATTTCATATTTTTGCTCTAAACCTTTCGTATGCTTTCCATAATTCCCACACTACAAATAAAATTGTAGCAGTTGTGAATCCTCCTCCTGCTAATGTAAGAAGCACTAGTACTTGCATTACCTTAGCAAATATTGCTATGACTACAAGGTCATACCATTCAAAGACATCTGCGAAATTATACATAATTTTGTCTTTCTCCTTGTCTGCTTAAATCTAAAGTAACACAATGTAATCCACTGTCCCAGAAATATTTATGTCTGAAGTTAAACGGTATCATTTCAACACCATATTTCTTTAACTCATTTTCGATTCTTTTGTCATGACCATTTGTAATTATTGTATTTTCATCAATACTTACTACATTCAAATCAAACACTGTTTCATCTACGTAGCCAATCCAATGAGATAACCATTTTTCTACTTTATCTTTATAAAAATGTTGTGTTCTTATTTCATGAAACCAATCAGGTAAATCCCACGGTGTAAGTATAATCTTATCCCAATGTTTTAATTCTTCTGGTATGTATTCTTCATTCCATGTCATTAACAATCCAGGTTTGATAAGTGCTAACATACCATCAACATGTCCACAACCAGGTACTTCTATCCATTTAGTTTCACAGCCTATATTTCTTTTTACCCAATTTAAACCTGTCTTTGTTCCTAGCATAGAGTCAAGTCCTGCAGGATCATGATACGTTTTTGAATGAATTAAAGTATCACCACATTTTATAATATTTGCGGCATGATACATTATCTGAGGTTCCATTATCTCGTAATTTTGATACTTATTTTGTAACAATGGTTTAGGCATTGCAATATAGTTTCTTCCCTCTTTATGTTTTTCTAACATAATATCTAGGAAGTAATCACTTTCAGTATATCTATTACAGTCACCACCTATAGTATTAATAATAGTATCTCCATAAACTATATGATGATCACGAGGACATATAGCAGGATATGGAAATTTTGATTTCCATTGTCTTGTGCTTTCAGATTGCAAAGGTATATTTTTTGGTCTGTAAACTTTGACACCTGATGATTCAAATGTATTTGATAATTTTTTAAAATCTTGTTCTGTTTCTTCTAGTATCTTTGACATACTATCAACAAACTGTGCGTCATCGAATTGTTCTAAGGATTTTGTGTCATAAGTAGAACCGACAATAATCTCTGTAAGTTTATCCCATTCTGTCCATATCATATATTATTGTGATCCTAATATTTCAAAACCGTTAATTTGCTTTTTGTATTCATCTGGAGTGCCAACGTATATATACTTAACACCTTTGGCTTTGTAATATGCACATTCGTGGCGTAGACTTTTCAAACCTAGGAATAATTTAGGATTCTTGTAGTTCCAAGCAAATTGTATTGCTTCTACATTATGTTTATTAAAGTTATGATAAAAACTAAATGCAACTAGTTTTTTGTTATTGTAATATCCAATTATATCACTGCGTGGCGCAC